TTCTTAATCCTTGGACGGTAAAGATTGCACCTGGAGTTGTTATTCCAGTGGCAGCAGAGGGTTCATTGAGTCCGCTACCTTCTGCTGGTGACTTCAATGTGTCTCAGTTCGTAATGGAAGATCTGAAAGAATCTATCCGCAAGGCTCTCTTTTACGATCAACTAGGACCAGTAGCAGGACCAACCAAGTCAGCAACAGAGATTGCAATCCGTCAGCAGGAGTTGATGAGTGATATTGGCTCATCCTTTGGACGCTTGCAGACAGAATTCATCACAAAACTGGTGCGTAGATCCATTGATATTCTCAAGCGCAACGGCATTGTCCCTGATGTACAGGTAGATGGTAAGGCTATTGAGGTTCGTGTTATTTCTCCTCTTGCTAGAGCGCAGGACATGGAGGATATATCTAATCTTGGTCAGTTTATTCAGATGGCTTCACTTGCAGGACCAGAGGCAACCGCTCTTGGTGTTGATCTTGAGGCTATTCCAGAGTGGATCGGCAAGAAGATGGGTATTGATCTGGATCTTCTAAGAACTCCAGCACAGCGAGAAGAGATGAAGCAACAGGCTATGCAAGCACAGTTGGCGGCTCAGGCTGTTCAAGAGGGAGGTCTACAGGCTGTAGCATGACAGATCTAGCAGAAGCTAAGGAAAGAGCAAAGGAGATCGACTACCTGATTCGTACAGTGTTTGGTACGGAAGAGGGTAAGCGGTTGATGTCATACCTGGAGGATAGGTTTCTAATGAAGCCAGTATGTCCAACAGGATCTAAAGAGGGGCATGGATATTGGCGAGAGGGTCAGAATGATCTTATTCGTCAGTTCCGTGCTGCAATCAAAAGGGCAGAAATGGGAGCGTATGAATGACAGAAGAAACACTATTGGATACAGCGGAATCAGAAGAGGTTACGGCAGAGCAAGGTGAGATATGGCACTTGGCAGAAGATGTAACTGGTACTGGTGATGCTCCCGATTGGTTCAAATCTGAAAAATATAAGACAGTAGCGGATCAAGCAAAGGCATATGCAGGATTGGAGTCTAAGTTAGGCTCTTTCACAGGCGCACCAGAAGATGGTTATCAGGTAGAGTTGCCAGAGGGTTTCGAGGGCTATACTGTTCCAGATGATGATCCAATGATGAATGCCTTTAACGAGACAGCGCAGGAGTTAGGGATAAGCCAGGAAGGGTATACCAAACTATTCCAGTTGTACGTTAATGGAGTAATGCAGGCAGACCAGGCTTCCAGAGACCAGGAGTTGCAAAACATTGGTCCTGATGCAACACAGCGCATCACTGATATGGTCAAGTGGGGCAAAGCTAACCTGGATGAGAACGAGTTTAATACATTGCAGGGTCTAGCCACTACAGCAGACGGATTCTCTCTATTGGAGAAAATGCGTTCGATGTCCAGAGAAACCCAAGTAACTGCTCCAGATCAGACATCTACCGTGTCTGTAATGACAGAGCAGAAACTACAGGAACTAATGGCAGATCCACGCTATTACGAATCTCCAACCTACCGCTCCGAAGTAGAGCAGAAGTTCAGAGAGTTCTATGGTAATGCTCCAGCAAACAGGATCATGCAATAAACAGTTGACTCAATTTTATTTTTCGCTATACATGACATAAATGGTAGCAATACCAACCTCATAATGCGGATACCTCCTATGGGAGCCTGTAAAGTGAGGACCAACGGGATCAGGTTAAAGATCCTAGATTCGGTCCGTGCTTTACGGGAACCCGAATTGCAAGAGAGTAATTTTAACTTGTAACTAGGAGACTCGAAAATGAGTATCAATCTTTCAAGTGCGGCGGCTGCACAATTTGATGCAGAAGTTAAGCACGCTTTCCAGACTGCTGGAAAACTTCGCCCTACCGTACGAACCCGTACTGGTGTAGTTGGCGATACCCACTACTTCCGTAAGATGGGCAAAGGACTCGCTAACCAGAAGGCTAGTCAGTCTGATGTCACTCCAATGGACATCTCTCACAGCAAGATCACCTGTTCTCTTGAGAACTGGCTTGCTCCTGAATATACTGACATCTTCGATGCTGCCGAGGTCAACTTTGATGAGCGTGTAGAACTTGCTCAGACAATTGCTGGCGCAATGGGTCGCAGAATGGATCAGTTGGTTCTTGATAATCTGACTGCTGGTACTACTATCGCTAATGGCGGTACTAACATGACTCTTGCCAAGATCACCCAGACCTCCCGTGTTCTGAATGACGCTGGTGTACCTTCTGGTGATCGTGTAATGGTATGTTCTGCTCAGGCTATCGAGAAGATGATGAACACCTCTGGCATTACTAGCGCAGATTATAATGCTCTTCGTGTTCTGATGTCTGGTCAGATCGACACCTTTATGGGGTTCAATTGGGTAATGATGGAGAGTCGTACTGAGGGTGGTCTTGCCAAGGCTGGCAACATCCGTGATTGTTTCGCTTTCCATAAGTCCTCAGTTGGTCTTGCTATTGGTATCGACATCTCTACCGAGGTGAACTATGTACCGTCTAAAACTTCCTGGTTGTCTACAGGTAAGATGAAGTCTGGTGCTGCAACCATCGACTCTGACGGTATCGTTAAAGTCCAAATTGACGAATCTGCATAAGGAGAATAGTTATGGCTTTCGCAAGAGCAAATCTGAACCTGTCCTCTTCTGGTGCTGCTGACGCTCCAAAGATCTGGACTTATAAGTCTGCTGATGCAATCGCAACAGTCAACACAAGTGGCTACTTTAATAGTGCTACTCTTGAGTTGAATGTAGGCGATATGATCTATTGTTATGACACTGCAACTCCTACTGCTTCACTGGTAGTTGTTTTGTCTAATGCCAGTAGCGTGGTTGATGTATCTGACGGTACAGCAATCTCCGTAGCTGACGCAGACTAAGTTGTACTCCCCCTCTTCGGAGGGGGGTTTACTATAGGGGCTGTTAATGGCTACAGTAAATACCTATTCAAAGATTGATATCACCTCTAACGCACTCCTGCTTATTGGTGAAAATGCAATCTCAAGTTTCACAGAAGATACAACAGGGGCATTGATCGCCTCTAACCTTTATGAGCAGACATACGAAGATCTGCTAACTAAGCATCCTTGGAGATTCGCATCAGCAAAGGCTAGTCTTTCCAGGCTAACTGCAACTCCAGTAGATACATGGGATTATTCCTTTCAATTGCCCTCTAATTTCCTGCTAGTTCAGCATGTAGATACAGGCAATACAGATTTTGAGATTTATCAGGACAAGATCTATTCCGATCAATCTTCATTGGTTCTGGATTATCTATTTAAGCCTGATGAGTCAGAACTTCCAGCATATTTCATTAAATTGATGGAATACACATTCGCATCTTTGTTTTCCATCCCTGTAACGGATTCTGCAACAAAGGCAGAGTATTTCCAGGGACTAGCAAAAGACCAGTTGATTAAGAGTAAGACCATTGATTCTCAGGCTACGCCTCCAGTGGAGTTCCAACATTCACCATTGACTGAGATTCGTGCCTGATGCCACGCACTATATCAGCGCAAACATCATTTACGGCTGGTGAGTTAGATCCGCGTCTAACTGCCCGTCATGATTATGATGGTTATTATAAGGGTGCTGAGACTCTAACCAACGTGATATGCCTTCCCCAGGGGGGGATTAAGCGTAGACCAGGGTTGAAATATATCGCTACTCACACTGAGTCTGCGGTGCGTATGGTGACATTTGAGTTCTCAACTACTCAGACTTATCTCTTGGTCTTTGTAAATGCAAAGATGTATGTCTATAAGGATGGAGTTCTACAGACAAACATCAATGGTTCTGGTAATGATTATCTGGTTACTCCTTGGACTACAGCACAGATCCAGGAGATGGATTGGACGCAGAGCGCGGATACATTGATTGTTGCTCATAATGCGGTTGCTCCAAGAAAGATAACCAGGGGAGCAAGTCATACCACATGGAGTATTAGCACTATCTCCTTTACGGAGTCTCCAACATATGATTTCAATCAGGATTATGACGCTTTAACCTTTACGCCTTCTGTTGCTAGTCCTGTTGGTGGCACTGTCACACTTACGGCAAGTGGTGGCACATCAATCACCACAGAACATGACAATGGAATGTTTGAAGGTAATGGTGGAATTGTACGCATTACCTCAGTGAATGTAGGCGCACAAACCTTTGCAGGAGAGATCCTAAAAGAGTTTACGAATACCAATGCCATTGACGGAGACAAGGCTTCACTAGAGGAACCTGCTTGGACATCAGAGCATGGATACCCTGGAGCAGTCACTTTCCATGAGGCAAGGCTATGGTTCTCCAATTCAACCAATCGCCCTCAGACTCTTTGGGGGTCAGTGACAGGAGACTTCTGGAACTTTGATCGTGGTATTGGAGATGATGATGATTCCATTGAGGTAACGATGGATACCGATCAGGTCAATGCTGTCAAGCATCTTGTATCTGGTCGTCATTTACAGATCTTCACTACTGGAGGCGAATTCTATGCTTCTGGTGCGCCATTACGTCCATCCTCTATCGGAGTGACAAGGCAAACAAGATTTGGTGCTATGGATAATGTGCGTCCGCTCAATATTGATGGTGCGACAATGTTTATCCAGAGAAATGGTAAGCAGGTAAGAGAGTTCCTGTTCACCTATACAGAGGACAGTTATGTGTCCACTGAGGTTAATCTTCTGGCTCCACACTTGGTAAACAGTCCTGTAGCAATGGCTGGACAATCTGGAGATGTAACCAATGAGGGCAACTATCTCTATGTAGTGAATGGGGATGGAACAGTAGCGGTATTGAATACAAACCGCTCAGAAGAGGTTACAGCCTGGACAAAGTACACCACTACCGGAACAGTCAAAGATGTTGCAGTAGTTGAGGACATTCCCTATTTCTTTATCGAGAGAACCATCAACAGTGTAACGGTCTATCATATCGAGGCACTAGACCATAGTTACTATACGGATGCGGGAATCATTGTAACCAATAGTCCTGCTAGTGCGACTGTCTCAGGTCTTGGGCATCTTGATGGAGAAGAGTGCAGAGTGAAGGCAGATGGAGCAGTGATGCCCAATGCTACGCCTTCCAGTGGATCTATTACGTTATCCCGCACGGCTTCAAGCATTGAGGTTGGATTAGGCTTTAATCCCACAATCAAGACAATGCCGGTCAATCTCAATTATGGTTCTGGTCCTATTCGCACCAGGAAGAGAAGAATAGTTAGAGCTACAGCAGTTCTTCACAATTCCACAGGTGTTTATATTGACGGAAAGGAGTTAGCAGATCGTTCATTAGGCACAGGTGTTTTGGGTGCTGCTCCAGTGGAGTTCTCAGGGGTTAAGGAAACTCCCCTATTAGGATATTCAAGAACAGCACAAGTAACAATCACACAACAAGATCCTCTTCCAATGACTCTATTGGGAGTCACTCTTGAGGTTCAGGCAACAGGATAAGGTTATGTCATTTTTATTACCAGCAGCAGGAGCAACGGCAGCGGGAACGGCGGCGGCAGGAGGAACATTGTTTGGTGCTGGAACAGTATTATCTACTCCTGTAGTTGGGGTATCTTCGGTATCTGCTCTTACATCGGCAGGAATGATGCCAGCGGCAGGAGGCTTTCTTGGATTAAGTTCTGGAATGTGGCAGGGCATGAGCGCACTAGGTCAAGGTCTATCTGCAATGCAAGCAGGAAGAGCGCAGAAACAACAGTACGCTATCCAAGCGGAACAGGCAGAACAGGCGGCAAAAGATCGTGAATTGAGCAGATTAAAGACGCTCAGACATACTCTAGCAACGCAGAGAGTTACCTTTGCGTCTAGGGGCATTTCTCCTTTTGAGGGATCTCCTGCTTCTATCGGCATGGAGTCTATGCTGAACTATCAATTAGAGCGTGGAGCAGATCTTTATAATACTAGAACTGAATTAGCACGCTTGAACCTTGCCGGAGGTTCTTCAATGGCTCAGGGATTGATTGGTGCTGCTGGAGCAGGACTTGATTACGGAGTGAGTCAGACACGTAGAGGTGGGCTAGTCTGATGCCAGAACTACCACAATATCAATTCCGACAAGGAAGGCAGACAGGGCGTGTAGATACCTCCCAAGCTCAAGCGTGGCAGACTTTATCCAATACTCTTGGACGATTCTCTCAGCAGATGAGTCAGCTCGCAGACATAGAGACAGAAGAGAAGTTCAAGGCACTAGGAACCCTAGAAGGTGCAAAAGGCGCACCAACCCTACAGGAAGGGTACACCATTGCGGATCTTGCATATAACCGTGCTGCCGTAACAAGCTATGCCGCAAGCGTAGGTCTTGAGGCGAAAGGTACAGTAGGAGAGATTGCGGCTAAGTATCAGTATGATCCAGAGGGATTTCAGAACGAATTTGACGCAACACTAAAAGGCACTCTTAGCGGTATTCAGTCTCCAGAAGTAAAGGTCATTGCAGAGCGCAAGTATCGTGAGTATGGAGTCATCCATAGCGCAACCATCCTAAAGAATCACAAAGAGAAGGTACTGGATGAAGCGTTAGCAAATACTAATACCGCTCTTGGAGCCTTAGAGATCGAGACTTATGACGCTATCCGTCAGGGTCGCACAGACTTCGTAGCACTTAAACAGCAGGAATACGCAGAGGCAATGGGTATTGCGGTTCAATCCAATTTGCTCTCTGCAACTAAGGCTCAGGAGAGGCTTCAAGATTATTACGATGAAATAGATGTCGTCACTTATGTTGCTGGCTTCAACAAGGAACTAGAGGAAGGTCGTGGTTGGGAATTCATGCAGGACTTCGCTAGTGCCAAAGAATTAGGTATTTCCGAAGATGCCAGGAGTGATGCCCTAAAGAGAATGGAAGATCTCTATAATGATTGGGACAAGCATCAAACCAGGCTGGAAAAAGATGCGACTGCTCAACTCAAAGCAGATCAAGATGTGAATGAGGCAACAATGACTGAGGCGTTATTGTCACAGCAGTTCACTCCTGAAGAGTTCCGCTATCAGTTGAATCAGATGCGCTCTCAGAATCTCATTAGTCCACAAGGCTTCACAGATCTTCTCAAGGCTCTCAAGAAGGGAGAGGCATTTACTGATGATCCAGATACAGAGGCTAATCTTTGGGAATTCATGTTTGACCCATCTGTTGATGACAGTATTACCCGTCAGGCAATTGTAGAGGCTCGTAAGGATGGTCTGCTAACCACAGATACCATGAGGGCAATGTTGTCTGAGATCCGTACTGGATCATTGCAAGATGTCACAAGATCTCCTGATTGGAAGATTGCCATTGATGAAATCAAGAGAGAGTTTCAGACTACAGGACCAATGGCTGCCTTTGATACAGAAGAGCAGACACGTATCTCTCAGGCTAACAGAGAACTATATAGGCGTGTACTCGATGGTGAAAAGCCACTGGAGATCATCGATGAGATCAAGACCAAGTACGCTAAGAAGCAAGCGGTCAGAGCATCGAAACCAGCTTGGTTGTTAGGCACTGATGAGAATCCTGATTGGGAAGCAACAGAGCAATGGCTTCTGGAAAATGCAAACGCAAGTAACGATATGGATACCTTTAACGCTAGATCTAAGCGATTAGAGGCGTATCGTGAGTCCTGGAAAGCAAGGAAAGCAAGATAATGGCTGGACGTTTTGGAAAACCAGATTTCGGCAGTGATCTAACGGGTTACAAGTATGGCTTGCCTAAAGAGGATGGCGGTACTGGAGAACGCTATCTCCCTAGAGATCCTAACAGGATGACCGATAGAGAGCTGAGGGAGTGGGGCGTGATGGAAGATCGTGGTCCAAGTCCTAGTGCTAGTGAACAGAACCGCTTAATCAACAAGAAGATAGGCAGACAGGCAGGTAAGACTGCAATCGTTGGGGCAGCCGTTGTTGGAGAAGATGCAGAGGGATCTGATGACTTCACAGAGGATTACAATAGACGTTATGAGGTTCGTCAGTTCAACTATGGTCCTGCTGGACAGATCATTCAGAAACATACTCCACAGCCAGAGCCATCTATGGATTGGGTGGAGGTTCCACAAGATCTAATTGCTCCAGGGAGCAAGGAGTACCTAATGCCACCTCCTCCTCCAGAGGGAGAGCAACCAGCACAGGAAGTTCCTGAACGTGGCATGGTTGATAGAGTGTTAGATATTCTAAACCCTCAGAGAGACAGGGATGCAGATCTTCGTGGAACGATAGAGGATATTGTTGGTGACATTGCCCGTCCTTTTGTAGAGAGTCCGGTTCCAGAAGCAGTTGCCCAGGGCGTTCTAGTAGATGCACCCAATGGCGTTCTAAGTCTTGGAGAAGAGTTAAATGAGGCTCTAGGCGCACCTTACATAACATGGGGTCCAGAGGGCATAGACTTCTCTGAGAGCCTTCCAGAGGGCGCAGAACCATTGCGTGTTCCGTCCATTATGGATGAAGGCACACAGGCTCAAGAAGTAATTAGGGGCTTCTCACAGTTCTTCTCAGTCTTTGGTGCTGCCGGAGGTATGAGTAAGGGTGCGTCCATGCTTAAACAGGTCAAGGCAGGCAGCATTGCTGATGTCCTGTTTGATCCAGAATACGGCAACTTATCCACACTGCTCCGTGAATTAGATGTTGATAACTCTCTCACTCAATATCTGGATAGTAAGGTTGGAGAAGATGCTGATGCCTTTGCGAAACTGGAGGGTAGAGCCAAGAACATCCTAGAGGGTGCAGGTCTTGGTGTCGTACTTCCTGCTGTTGTTGCAGGGTTTAGGGCAGCCAAGAGAGCGGATTGGGGTCCAGCAATCAGAGATTTCCTAGATAAAGGTACTGAAATGGCGACAGGTGGTGTCGTTAAAGATGCTCCAATGGAGTCTAAGCTATTTGGTTCTGCTGAGGGTCGCAGTATGACCGTAAGAGCAGAGCATGAGGCTGTTCCTCATGATGCTCCAGAGCGCATTGAGGATATATCCAGAAGAATAGAGGGCAAAGTCACTTTCTCTGAAAGAGAGGGAGGGTTGATTGCCGCCAAGTTTAATGATGAAGAATACGGGTTAACTGCTTTTGGTAGATCAGAACAGGATGCAAAAGAAAGTCTTATTGCTCATCTCGCAAGGAGAGACTTCAAGAAAGAGGTTAGAAAATCTGCAAATGTTCTGGAAGATGCAAAATCCTTGGAAGAGGGGGGCGCATCCCGTGATGAGATTTGGGAACAAACAGGACTAATTCGTGGAGATGAAGGGGTTTGGCGTTTTGAGATGGACGATTCTCAAGTGCAGCACAAGATAACTCCAAAACACAGACCGCTTACCGTATATCCAGATCAGATTCACATTATAGATGATTCCCAGGGGAATCCTTATCAATATGCTTGGATGGATCCAAACGGAGCGTCACTTACTGTTCCCGTTAAGGAAGCCACTCTTGAGGATGCTTTGCAGTATTTCCAGCATAGAGCAGGCTCCAGACCATACGCAACAGGTGGCGTTGGTGTAGACCAGTTTGTTGAAAACAAGGTGTGGATGAAAAATGATTCTGGACGGGTGTATAGTACGGTAGGAGAGGTATTGGATTATCCAGAGCTATACAAGATATATCCAACCCTCAAAGATGTAAGTGTCATATTTGATGCTGATGCTGGCTTTCGTGGAGGATACTATGATCCAGCGAGAAAGGTCATTGCATTAGGTACAGATCTGAGTCCAGACGGGGTTAATAGTGTATTGCTCCATGAGTTACAGCATGGAATCCAGGACATAGACAACCTTGCTCAAGGTGGCTCATCAAAGACAGCGGTTGAGGTTGTTTCTAGGGCTAAGAAAGCACAGCGTGCGCCTCTAATTGAGGCAGAACGAAAAATGAATTACCAATTAAAGAAACTCCGTGCTTGGTCAATGATGGATCAAAGACGATTCTTTGAGAGGTTCTTGGAATATGACGAACCAACAAGACAGGCAAGATTCATCCGGAATAACGCTCTTTGGTATAAGCATCATTATGAGATCAATGATCTTTTCGGAGTTCAGCCGAAACGTCACAGACCAAAAGAGGAAAGGGCGGAGTGGTTGCGAAATGTTGCGAGATTCTATATCGACAAAATAAATCTTGAAATCGAATCAACTCCAAACATTGAACATTATGTGTCTGCAATTGAGGCAGACCCAAGGCAATGGAAGTCAATTTATCGAGCGTATGTCCGTGAATTGGATAAAGTCTCGGATGAAGGCAATTTCTCAAAAAAGCTCGGCAAACAGATTGATGATCTTGAAGCGAACATTAACGATCCTTTCTATGCCGAAAAAGTCTATAGAAATCTCGCAGGAGAAATTGAAGCCAGAACCGTCCAAAGAAGGAGTAGCCTTTCTAAAGAGGAGCGGAGAAAGAGAAGTCCTGATCTTGATAAAGAGCTAGAAGTTGAGTCTGGTCCGGCATTTCGCCCAGGAGGATTGCCAACAACCTCTCCTGCTTTAGATGAAGTTCATGTCATTGGAAAAACTGGAGATATTATCCAGAAAGGTAAGAGCAAAGCAGACCCACTTATTGAAGAAGCTAAGAAGTATGATAGTGCGGAGGAGTTTGTTCAAAGGATAAACAATATACATAGACCCCCTGATGCAGACTATGGGGCAAGTTTAGACGATGTAACTGAAATGTTTGGCGATGATATGTATACACCTAATGCCTTGAGATATTTTGGTCAAGGATTTGATAGCGATGCAAAAGGTGTAAAAATAATTCAATCATTAAAAGGGAAACCTGATGCAGAAGTAACTGTTTATAGGTCAGTTCTTCCTGGCGACCCACAAGAGATTTTACCTGGGGATTGGGTTTCAATTACAAAAGAATATGCTCAAAGTCATGGGGAATCGGTATTAGAAGGTATGGAAAAAGGAAAGCCTATAATTTTAAGTAAAAAAGTTAAGGCAAAGGATCTATTTACAGATGCAAATAGTTTACAAGAATGGGGATATAGACCAGGTGGACATAAAGATTTGACCAAGCAACAACTCACCGACATCTGGAACAAGGCTAATGCACAAACACAAGAGCAATCACTCATTGAAGAAGCCCGTAAGTACAAGACTGCTGAGGAGTTTGTGGAACAGAAATATGACGATTTAGCAG